CCACACCCCGTGCGCGTCCCGGATCCACTCTTCCTGAGTAACCCATCCGCCCGGATTCTTGTCGCGGTCGTAGAGACACGGCACGGGCACGCTCTCGCCAGGCTTCTGGAAAATCATCACGTAGTCATTGACCGCCGGCGCGAGGTTGCGCCCATTGCGACGGCCAGTCTCGAACATCAGGCAATGAAGGTTGAGCCGCTTGGCGATGATCTGGGGATTCTTCGGAATGACGAACTCGCCTTTCCACTCGAAGCCGCCGGCCTCGAATAGCTCGACGGTCGCGCCGCGAAAATCACGCCGCCCCATATAGCCGTGCTGATTCTGATAGCGTAGAAGTTGCTGAATGTGGACGCAGACATTGCAGCCCGGCTTCATTACGCGAAAGAGCTGCTCTATGCAGAAGCGCATGTGCAGGCCGAAGTAGCCGGCGCGAAGGTCTGTGCCGTCCTGATTATTGCCGACGTCTTCGGTCTTGCCCGAATACATAAAGAGGGCGCCGAAGGGAATTGACGTGACGGCCAGGTCAACGGATTCCGGCTCGCAGCGTTCGGCCATGCCGGTCACGCAATCTTCGTTATGGATAGTCGCGTCTGTCATGCGCTCGTTAAGCCTTTCAGCGCCTCGCAGTAATATCGCTCCTGCGTCTCGGCGTCCTGTTCAAAATTCTCTTTCTTGCGTAAGACGTTTTCCAGAATCAAGCCTTCGAGTTGTGGGATGAAGGGCACATGCACGCGCACGCTTTTCGTCTGCCCGTAGCGCACGGCGCGCCGGATGGCCTGATAGAGTTGCTCGTAAGAATCATTCAGCCCGGAGAAGATCATCGAAGTGCAGAACTGGAAGTTCATGCCGAAGCCGAGCATGGATGCCTTCGAGATGAGGGCCTGCGTGCGCCCGTGCCGGAAGTCTTCAAGAATCAACTCGCGCTCTTCCGGCTTCGTGCTGCCTGTGAGCACGTCGTAAAGCACGGCGGATGGGCGCAGGAGCTGCGCGAGGATCGCGGTCTCTTCATCGAAGAGCGTCCAGATGAGCACCTGATGCCCGGCGGCGACTTCATCACGGATGAGGCGCGCGACGAACTCGGGCTTCGCGGACGGCACGACGCGCGCGACCCGCTTGCCGGTGGCCGTATCGTAGAGAAAGCCTTTGGCGATTTGTGAAAACTTCGTCCGCTCGGTGACGCCCATGCGCTTCGCGCCGAAGAGGTCAACAGAGCCTTTGCGCGCGACGGCGTGCGCGAGTTCTAGCTGCTCGCTCACGGGTTCAAGTTTGTGCTCGAAGTAGATGGGCGCTGGAATGTCTTTGAGATTATCGGCCCAGCCGTAGCGCGCCGGGTTGCGCAAGTATATTGACCACGACGCCATGAAGCGATAGAAGCCAGCGCGCGCGTGCGGCTTCACCTTCCAGTTGCCCCGCTTATCGCGCGTGAAAAACGTCCAGAGGATTTCGCCTTCGGTGCGCAGCTTCTCAAGAAACGAAGCCTGCGAGGCATATTCCATGATGTCATTCGGGGCAGGTGTGGCCGTGCAGGATAGCTTGTATTCAACGCCGCGGGCACTCTTAATCAGATTCCACTTGATGACACCGCCGCCGGATTTCAGGATGCTGGATTCGTCGGCGACGAGACCGGCGAGATAGCGAAACTCAGGGATGATTCCGTCCGACAGCTTTTCATAGTTGACGATGCCAAGCGCTGTCCCTTCGCCTCTGACCCATGCAATCAACTCTGCACGGGTCTTGATCTTCTCGACCGTCAGTGTGTCGCTGTAGAAGTGGACAGCCTCTTCGCAGGTCTGAGGAATGACGGCGAGGGGCGACAGGATAAGCACGCGCCCGCCGGTGCGCGCCATGACGTGACGCGCGTACTCTAAAAAGATGGCCGTCTTGCCGAGTCCGCAGTCCGCGAAGACGGCGTAGCGCTTGGCGTGCAGCGAGGTCTCGACGATGAAGCGCTGATAGTCGAAGAGATGATCGGCGAGTGCGAGATTTGAGTTGCGCTCTGGCGCGTCCGTGATGCCGAGCAAGCGGGCGAACCGCGCCGGCGTCGTGATGCGATAGGTCGAGCGCTCTTCGTCAAACTCGACCTGGCTTTCAGGGAGCGTCTTGCAGCGTAGGAATAGCTCATAGGCTGTAAGGTCGAAGCGCTCGAATTGGACGGACGCTATTTCGTTGTGGATTGAAACTTCCATTATATGTCTCCGAGCCATTGCTGGCCCGACTTGGCCGCCTTGCTTATGCGCGCGCCTCAGGGAGTTCGTCCCAAGTCCGACCGTCAAGTTCGCGCCCCGTCAGGATGATGGCGACGGCCTGCTCGGCGTTCTTGATGGCGGCGGGCAGAAAGCCGGTCTTGACGAGCGTGTCGGCCTGCTCGCGCATGACGGCCCAGTCTGAATTATTGACCGTCTGAAGTGATTGCTGTTGTCTTACGAGTGCGTCCTGCATGGGGTCTCCTTCACTGTTTCGGATAAAGTTTCTGTTGAATTTCGCCGCGCTTCGGCTTCGGGATGCTCTGGTTGCGAAGACGGCGCAGCACTTCAGGGAGCGATGGGCGAGAGGTCAGCCTGCCGAAGACGAGACCCGACGTGCGGGCGTGCTCGGCGACCGCCGTGCGCTCTTCCTCGCGCGCACCGAAAAACCGCTTATTGAAGGCGCGCACACGCGCGAGAGCCTCTTCGTCCTGGCGTCGCCAATCGAGCATGATGTTGCTCATATTGATTCCTCCGTATCGGCTGCTCGAATGCGGTTTGCTTCTTCGAGCGCGCGGACTATCTCTTCAAGGAGTTCGTTGACCTGGCGGCGCGGGAGAGTGCCGCTCACGTTCAACTCTGCGACGGCGCGCACGCGCCTGACAGCCTCTTCGATTGCTACAAAGCGGCGCGCGGCCTGCGAGGCGAGAGCGTCTATTCGCGCCTCGGCGCGGTCGGCGTCACGCGCCCTGCGCTCAACCATTGTTTCATCGTCAAAAATGCGCATGGATGGTCAGTCGGCTTTAATGAAGACGCCCTTGTCGGTGAGGCGATATTTGACGTTCGGCTCAACGCCGTTCTCGTTGATGTAAGCCACAGAGAAGCGATAGCGCGAGCCGTCCCACCATCTGATAATGAGGCTGCCGCCCTCGCCAGCGGTCGCAGTGCCGCCCTCGCCAGCGGTCGCAGTGCCGTAATCGCCAGCGGTCGCAGTGCCGCGATAGCCAGCGGTCGCAGTGCCGTAATCGCCAGCGGTCGCAGTGCCGCGATAGCCAGCGGTCGCAGTGCCGTAATCGCCAGCGGTCGCAGTGCCGTAATCGCCAGCGGTCGCGCTTTCGTGGTCGCTCGCGACCACGAAAGCGCCGACGACCCCCTGTAATCCAGCCTTGTGCTTGAAGAGGAAATCGGTCGCAGATTTGCGATCCCCGCAGTGAATGACTTTACCGGCCCTGAACTTGATTTTGCCTTCGAGGTCAACGACGCCCTTCTTTTGATCTACTTCGACAATGAGCCAGCGCGCGTCTTCTTCCCAGTTGAGAAGGCCGCCGCTTCCGATGCCCCACCCGAGCGCGTGCAGGCCGCCGCCGCACACTGGCCGCTGATCCCAGTCGGGCGCTTCTACGCTCCCACGCTTCGGCCACACGAAGCCGCCGTACGCGCGCATATCCTTGCTCACTGTCTTGAGCGCCAGTAGGGTCTCTGTTTTCGATGGCGCACGCTTCACAGCGCGCGTTTTTGCTTGAGTTGCAGTTGACATGATGAGTCCTTTGGGGAAAAGGGCGGGACGTGGCCGCCCGGATGTTTCAGGCGGCGACGGCGCGGGCGCGCAGTTCCATCATTGTGACGATATGGTGGCCGACCGATGCGGCGACATGGACGCAGGCCAACCCGTGCTGATTCGCGGGGCAGGGCGTGGCGTCTGGACGCTGGCAGGTGGCGAGGCGCTGGCCGTTGACGAAAAGGAATTGAACGCGGTTCATGCCGCCTTCGGAGTTCCGCACGAGGTAGCGGCGCGGCTCGACGGGGCGGACGAGCGGTTTTAGTTGACGGGCTTTCTCGATTTGATTCTTGATCTGAGCGGCGGATTTCAGTATCAGCATTTGGGTGTCCTTCCTGTTGGCGCTTGATTGGGCCGACGAGAGGGAGGGTACACCAATAGGATACCAATGTCAACTAGTAGAATACATTTAGGCGAAAAAAATTTAAGGCTCGAAAATGAGACCTTCTGGGCAGGGCTTTGAACGTGAAAAGTGGTTGGCTGTTAAATCTTAAATCGCTCTAATACTTTCCTCCGAAACGCCAGTATGTCTTTCGGGAAGTCGTGAAGTTCGCCCTGATAAATCCGGTACAGGGTAGGCTCGTCAAGGACAGAACAGACGGCCAACACATTTGCCTCAGATTCAATTTTACTGACCGTCCCTTTGGTAAAGCAGCGCAGCCCCGGTGGGTGTTGTAAATGATGCACCATCTCATGCCAGCCTGCGTACCAGAGCCGCACGCCGGACAATCTGCTGCTTAAAGCGATGACGGGATAACCTTCGCAATGAAAGTACATTCCCGGAGTTTTCATCTTCGGTCGAACGATTTGAATCTCTTGATGCTCACACGCTGCTTCAAAATCGCTAAACGTTAAGGCCCGCTGATTCCAGCCGAGCAACTGTAATAAGCGAGGTATATTCATTATTTCCCCTTTTTAATGCGTTTCAGTGCGTCTTTAGCCATGTCCCATGCGATCTTAAAATCACGTCTTTGTTGCGGCCTCAGCTTCTCAACGTCCTTAAACATCAGAGCAAATTCGCTTTTGGCAAACCCTTCTGGCAAAGAGGCTTCATCAGGCCGGATAAACCCAAGCGACACAAGCGGCTCCAACAGAGTTGTGCCCAGCGCTCTTGCGAAAGCCTCAATCGTGGCGAGTGGCGGGATCGAATCGTCGTTTTTATTCTCCCACTTACTGACATAAGCCTTCTCAAAGCCGGCCTTCTCAGCTACAGCTTCCTGCGTCATCCCGACGCTTTCCCTCTTCTGTTTTAGCCACTCTGAAAAAGTCATAGACGATCCGTGCCCCCTCATTGTCAACCAAGAGGATACTAGCGGCAGCGGTGGAATGGTAGGATTGTGGGGTATTCTAGTAGTTGACATAAGTATCCTATCGTGATACCGTGTCCGGCATGACAGATTTGACGCAGACCCAAATAGACGCAAACAAGCTGAAAGAGGCGCGGGAGAGGAAGGGTTTAACCCAAGCCGAGGTGGGCGCGGCGGTGGGTGTCCAGAAAGCCGCCATATCGAAAATCGAATGCGGTATTGGACTCCCATCCGCTGAAACCCTCGCGCGGCTCTGTGCGCTCTATGAAGTCGGCATTACCGAGCTAACCACACAAGCGCCTTAACCGCCAACCATTCTTAAACTTTTTCCGTCGGTCGGGGAAGGCTCTATTTCTGGCCCAAAAGCACTAGGGTAGCCAATGTCGCACTGCCAAACACCACACACCATTACGGTTCGCCAGGATTCTCATCACGTGGCGGCGGCTGTCTGCCAGCGCTCTCTTGAACTCCAAAGGCGTGCCGCAAAAGAAAATCAGTCTGCATCTGCTCATAGCGCCGCGCGACCTCTACAGCGTCTGCGTGCGTGGTTGAGGCGGTTGTCTCGATTACCAAAACGGCCAGAGCGTCAATAGAGGCGCGCAACTGAAGCACGAGCTGCAAGATTTCGGGCAGGGTCTTGTTGGCGTCAATAGTGAATTTGAATGGTTCTGACACGGGGCTTTATCTCCTTTGATTTGATTCTAGTTTAACCGGCCTTTTGAGGGGAAGAAGGGCTAATGCAGGGGATGACATCAAGTGAGGTTTGCGCCTCATCCATCACGGCGCTACTCGTCAAATTACTCGCCAAAGCCTTCGGCGTTGATACGAAAACGGTCGAAGCGTGGCGGCGCCCGAAATCCACGGAAGCGAATCCGTGGGGCACGGGGAAAGCCAACCCGCTTGACCAGGCCGAGCGCGCGATTCGCATCATTCACCCCTACGACCCGGCAGGCGCACGCCGCTGGGTTCAATTCCTTCACGACACAATCGAACAACTGGAGCGCGAGCGCGCAGGCTCGGGCTTCAACTCTTCCGAAGAGCGGTGCGACGCCATTGCGCGGCTCGTCAAAGAGCACGCCGAGGCTGTGGTCGCGCTCATGCACAACGACGATGACGACGCCGCGCTCCGAGAACTCGAAGAGATGCTGGCCGTAGGCCAAGAGCTGGCGGCTGCGCTGCGCGCGGAGATAGCCGCGCATACCCACTGAAGAAAAGAGAGGCACTCCAGATGGCAAAACTTGTCGGCAAGGTCAAGTGGTTCAACGAGGCTAAGGGCTACGGCTTCATTCAGCACCCGAACGGCGGCGATGTCTTCGTGCACTACAGCGCGATTGCGGGCAAGGGCTACCGCTCGCTCAAGGAAGGCGACGAGGTTGAGTTCGAGATCGAGCAGAGCGAGAAAGGGCCGCAGGCGGCGCGAGTGCGCGTGGTCGAGTAAAGCATTCGGGGGCGCGCGGATTGATAGGGACGGGCGGTGCGCGCGCACCTCGTTGGCTGCCAATGCGACACTGGCAGTCAAACTCCTATGGACGCCGCCCGTCCACCTATCTTCTCGGGCCTGTAGCGCCGGTGAGAGAGCCTGCGGGGCAAACCAAGAGACGCACCGCGAAATGCAGAACGGCGAGAGAGCCGCCAGATACAAGAGTGGCGGGCACGGTTTTCTCTCAAGGTTCAGTGGCGGGCGGCAGATCAGGACAGATCCAACCGGGATGACAACTACGGCATGCGCGTCAGTGGGGACACTGGCAGGCCCGGCCACACCTTAACCCATCTGCACAGAAAGGATTTTCTATGAGTACGGAAAAAGTCCCCGTAACGAGCACTGAGCAATTTCTTGACAAAACAGGAAGCGGAGACGCGCCGCCCGTCGCTGACCGTTTCGAGCAGGCCGCGAAGGAGTCGCAGAACAGAGAGAGGCGTCGGCGCTCTAAGAGCGCCGACGCCTCTGGTGGCGACGGCATTGCCTCGCCCGAAGGTGAAGCGCAGACGGCCCAGGCGGTCGAAGCTGAAGTCGTTGGCATTGAATCAGGCCGCGCACGCCGGCGACGCGCCAAGCAGGAGACCTTCGAAGAGATGAAGCAGGAAGAGATACCTGCCGTCACGGAAGCCGCCGAAAAGTATGTCGCGCTCAGAAACGAACGGATGGAATTGACCCGCTCCGAAGTTGATGCGCGCGAGTTCCTGATTGATTTGATGCACAAGAACAATTTGACCACTTACAAGGTCGGGAACATGACGGCGACGCTCGAAGCAAAAGAGAAGGTCAAGGTGAAGGTCGAAGAGGAAGACGAAGAGCTGGAAGTTTACTAAATGGCGTTCATTCCAGATAGCGCGCTTCGGCGCAAGCGGGAATTAAGTTATGCGGCTCGGGACGTGTACGAAGCGCTCTGCGCGTTCGCTGATCCCTACACCGGCATAGTCGAGGCCCGCTATGCGTCGAACGCGCGTCTTGTGGAGTGGACAGGCTTCAAACTCGGGTCAGTCAAAAACGCGCTCACGGAGCTACGCAAATCCGGCTGGATTGAAGAGAGAGAAGGGCGCGTATTCTTGCTCGTCGGCACGTTCCTCGGCGGTGTGGAAAAGGCCAGACCGTCACCCACGAATGACGGTGCGTCACTCAGGAATGACGATTCGCAGCCCGTCGAGACCCCTCAACCGTCATTCAGCAATGACGCACCGTCACTAGGGAATGACGCACCGTCATTGCGCAGTGACGCACCGTCACCCACAAATGACGCTACATATACAGGCGTTACCAGCCCAGTTAACCAGCCCATAGACCAAACCATAAACCAGCCCGACGGCGACGACGCGCGCGCGCCAACGGGGAAGGCCAAGCGCGAAGGCAAGACCGGGCCGCCTGACGGCTTTCCCCTGACTCCCGACCTGCTCTCGTGGGCAGCCGAGCACGCGCCACACGTCAACCTTGCGCTTGAAACGGACGCCTTTCTCGACTGGAACCGGCGCAAGCGCAAGCGCCGCACGGATGCCGACTGGAAACTGGCGTGGAAAAACTGGATGCGCAACGCCGTGAAGTTCGCGGCGCGTGACGGAACCGCCCAGAAAGCCGTCCCGGTGCGCCGCTCGAATGTTGACCGCAGCATGGACGCCGTGCGCGAACGGATCGCAGAGCTGGAGGTGAAGAAACTATGCAGCACGAACTCAGCCCCGACCTAGAAATCGAACTCACGAAGCGCATTGGCGCTCTCGCTGCTGCGTTTCCCTACGCGCAGATTTCGGGCGAGACCATCAAGGTCTATGCGCGGATGCTCGCAGATATTCCGCTCGAAGTGCTCGACGCCGTTGCGAGTCAAGCGATGGCCGAGTGTGAGTTTTTCCCGACGATTGCGCGCGTGCGCGAGATGGCGATGAATCTGGCATCTCCGACCGGCCAGCACGTCTCGGGCTTTGAAGCGTGGGAGCAAGTCATTCGCCAGATTCGCTCTGTTGGCTCATACGGGCGGCCCGGCTTCATTGATCCGCTAATCACGCGCGCTGTCGAGTGTCTCGGCTGGCCGGAACTCTGCCAGTCGGACAATCAGGTGGCCGACCGCTCGCACTTCGTGCGGATCTATGAGCAGCTCGTAGAGCGCGAGCGTGCAGAGGCTCGCCTGCTGCCCGAATCGCGCGAACTACGCGCGAGTGTTTTGCACTTAGCCGAGCAGAAGAAGATCGCTGGAGGTAAAGGATGAATGAGGAGGGGCGCCAGCCTGCATTTTGAAATCGACAATGGAAAATCAAAGCCCGGCACTTTGCCAGAAATCCGAAACGGAACTGTCGACTGACCCTTACTTCTGGCAGGTGGTCGAACTCAAGTATGACCTGAACAACAAGCGGGCCGAGAACGCGTCACTTCGGCGCTCTCTCTTCTGGGCCAGTTGGGCCGTAGTGGGGCTGCTGTGCTTATCAATCTACCTGCTGGCAGAGGGCTTCCGATGAAAACACCATACAGCTTGAATCAGGGCGGCTTGATGCGCTGCTGCCTACTGACTCTCGATGATGCGATGGTCAAGCGCCCCGATGACGAGCCGCTCAGAGAGGGCGAGACGTTGAACTGTAAATGGTGCGCGGCTTCGATGATTTATCACGACGGATACTGGCAGTGGAATCACCCGGAGAGCAAGAAGTGAAGCAAGAAAGCCTATTCCAAAACGTCGAAACTCCTTTGGTAAAACAGCGGGATAATATCCCACCCGTGCGCCGCCAGCGTGCGCACCCCGAATCGCGCGCCGCCTTCAATTCCATCCGCGGCCATCTCCCGCAGCTCGACGCTTCACTCGTGCGCTTCATGCGCGAGAATTTCAACATCGGCTGGACGTGCGACGAAATCGAAGTCGCGCTCTTGCTCTCTCATCAGACCGCATCAAGCGCCCTCAAGCGCCTGAAGGATTCCAAGATCGTCATCGAAACCGACCGCACGCGCGCCACGCGCTCTGGCCGCCGTGCGCGCGTCGTGGTCTTAGCCGAAGAAGGGAAGTAGCCCATGACTTACGAAGACGAAAATGCCTCTGACCCCCACGCGCTGATTAACAATTCACGGAAGGCAAAAGTGGCCGTCCCCGCCCATGTGCTCGAAGGCTTCAAGACTATCCTTCGCCGCAGGGCGAATGTCCGCTCCTACGACCTGCACGCAATGGCCGAGGCGGCGCGCTCTGAGGGTCTTGATGACGTAGCCGCGTGGCTCACGAAGAACTCTGCCGCCTATGGCATGGGGTTAATCATCGGCTTCAAAGTTGATGAAGTGGATACTGAGACGCATCGCTTCCCCATAGTCCCGCCGAAAGAAGGTGATGCCTGATGCCAGAGCCTGTCTTCCCGGTGGATAGCAGCTTCAAAGATGAAGACCACATCGTCTTCACCGGCGACGGATCCGGCATGCGAGACCTCGCCGCCGTGCCCGTGCTTGACGATGCAGGCTCAGTCGTTACGCGCTGGCACTTCACATGGCGCGAACGTCTGCGACTGCTTTTTCGCGGCGAACTCTTTGTTACGACCCTGACCTTCTACAGCCGATTTCAACCGCTCGCGCTCTCAATCGAATCACCTCTGCGGAAAGGTGACGAGCTGAAACGCGGACGATAAACGGATGATTGATTTCGCAGTGGTCAAGCGCAAGCGTCACTCCCGAATGGTTGGCCGCCCGTGGCTTCGTCTCGACCTGGCGGGCCGTCGCTTCGGCGACCTCCGTGCCCTCTACCCGGTGCGTTACGTCCCGCAGCTCGGCTGGGTCTGGGCGATGCGCTGCGTTCGCCTGAAAGAGGACGGCACACAATGCGGTCGCATCCGTTTCATGTACGCGCGCAGGCGCAATAAGACAGTCGCATGCGCCGCATGCAGCGGTCAGGGGCGAGACGAGGTTCGCGACGTAGAGGTCGCACGCATCGGGCAGGGAAAGAGCCGTCGCCGACGTGCCACGAAATCAAATTACAAAGAGCTGCGCGCGACCTTCACTGCCGATGAGCGAGACTCATATCGCGAATATCTGGGCAATCGCCCGACGAAGGGAAAGCGCGGCGAGCGCAACCAGATCGAGGCGGTTGATCTTGTAATGATGGAAAGAGACAGGCGAGGAAATTAAATGCAGACAGCAGAAGCAGCAGAACCCCAGAGAATTGTGCCGCCCTTCGCGCCCGGCGAAGAAATACTGCTCAACGGGCGGTTTCTCTTCCTCTTTCAGATCACGGAAAAGGTGCTCATCTTCCGCCGTGATTACGGGAAGCAGCCACCTGCGGGCACGGAGCGAAAAGCCTTCATGGCCGGCGCGCAATTCGAGTGGAAGAAGTGGCGCTTCGAGATCGTCAAAGTCCAGTCGCCTAAATTCAAGCGCGGCAAAAAGATGGGGCAGTTTCAAGAAGCGCGCCACTTCGAGCTGCACTGCCGACCCCTGGCCATCCGGCGCGCCGACGATGACGAGATTCGCCAGGTACTCGAGCGCATCCATCCGCCCGCGATTGATTCACGCGAGCATCTGGAAGCGTGGCAGGCAGGCGTGCAAGGGTACTTTGAGCAGAAGCGAGTGGACGCCAACCCGCACGGCGGCCTGCTCGTCTCACCACACGAAGGCATCAGTGAGGCCGCACGCCGTCAGGGCCTTCGCACCTTCTGGGAGCGCGGCTGGTCGGACGCCGCGCGCGCCGCAAGCGAGGTTCTACCGCAAGGCCCTGCGCAGGATGAGCCGCCAGCGCCCGCGCGCCAGCCCGTCGTAGATGTTCCGTTTGAAGGGAGCGCGCTAAATGATTGACCTCAGCCTGACTTTCGATCTCGGCAACGGCGACCGCATCCACTTCGTGCTCACAAAGGGTACGGAGCTGGGCATTCAAATCACGAACTCTGGCGGCGTTACTGCCCACTGGCAGAAACTCACACCAGAGCAGGCCAAATGGATTCTACCCATCATTGAAAGAGTAGCGAGGCAGGATGAGACTTAGAGCGCGTGTAGATAAAAATCAGTCGAAGATAGTGGAAGAACTCCGGGCCGTCGGCGCGAGTGTCGAGTACCTGCACCGGCTCGGGCGCGGCGTCCCAGACCTGCTCGTCGGCTACTGTGGCGTCAATTACGTGATGGAAGTAAAAGACGGCGATGCCTCGCCATCACGCCAGGCCCTCACGCCTGATGAAGTGAAGTGGATGCGCAACTGGCGCGGTCAGAAATGCGTTGTGCGCTCTCCCGTCGGCGCGCTCAAAGCCATCGGCATTCCGCCCGCTGAGTAGCCCAAGTTATACGACACCTTCCATACACTGAAATACTTTTGGCGTAATCGGGGAAACCTCTAACGCGCCACTTTTCGGCGCACGAAAGGACAGCATGAAGAAGCAGATCCTATTTATGATTCTTGTCGCCCAGCTACAGGCTTTCGGAACGGCTATCGCCAATCTGGACGAAGACAAGACGGGTGCAGACGACATGATCGGGCGAATCGTTCTACCTTCGGGAGCGCGCGTCCTGGATTTGTCGGCCAAAGGCAAGTTGAAGGAAGCAGACGCGGTTATTGATTCAGTCATTGATGGCCTTTGTGAGTACCGGGGACGCGAGATTCCGCCCCCTGTCACTGCCTAGCCGCTCAACTTTAATTTTCCGTGCGATTGGTAAGGCGGCGCGCCGGGCCTGCATCCGGCGCGCCGCCTTTGAAACTTATGGGCTTTCTTCTACAGCTAGCGCAGTCTCCGTCAGACTGGCAGGGCATCGCCGAGAGATTTGGGGTTTCGTTCCTCATCCTCTGCGCGCTCGGGCTTTTCATCTGGAAGATGCTTTGGCCTTTCCTGACTGAGCAAATCAACGCGAGCCGCCAGCAAGTAGAGAAGACAAACACGCTGCTTGAGGCGCAGTTGAACGCCAGCCACTCGGCGCGCGAAAAGGCTCTCAGCGAGTTCATGAATGCGCTTGAGCGGCGCGACACGGAATTCGGCAAGGTCGTTGAGCAACTGGAAAACCTTGCCTCGCTTATCGAAGGGATGAAAGAAAACTCTGAGAGGAATCGGCGATGAATGATGAATGGCTCGGATTCTTATACTTCATCTGGTGGCTTATGACCGGCGCAGATGGCGTCGGAGCGCTACTGGCTGCCCTGAGAATTCGAGAAGCCACGCGCCGGTCTGCTGTCTCCATGCGCGCCCGAAAAGTAGCGCTCGGCTACAAGGTACTGCTTTTTGGTCTGGCCGCCGAAGCCTTTTTGACCGTCCTCTCGCTCTATTTCTTTCAGGACAAATCCCACTTTACTCAGACCTATATCTTGGGGCGTGTGATAGGCCGTACCATCAAAGCTATCTGCGTCTGGTTTTTTGTGCTCTATGTCCTGGGGATTCGCAACGGATCATCTGAGACGGATAGCTCGACTCCCCCGCCCCCGGTAGTTGGCATGGATTCGGGCGTGAACGTGACCAGGAGCTGAGGGGGGCATTGCTATGCGCGGTCGGACACTTCGGACGCCAGAAAAATACGAGAAGTTCCTAAACACCCTGCGTCGCACGGCCAACGTGAGCCGGGCCTGCAAGGCAGAAGGAATCGGGCGCGCAACCGCCTACGAATGGCGCGAAACAGACAAAGCCTTCGCCGCGCGCTGGGATGAAGCGGTCGAAGAGGGCCTCGACACCCTTGAACAGGAAGCGCGCCGGCGTGCTCTCAAAGGAGTGCGCCGCGCCCATTTTTACAAGGGCGAAATCATCGGATGGGAAAAAGAGTATAGCGATACGCTTCTCATCTTCCTTCTCAAAGGCGGTCGCCCAGAAAAGTACCGCGAGCGTCACGAGCTGACCGGAGCGGGCGGCGCGCCGCTCATCCCGGCTGTGCTCGAAGTGATTAACAAAATCTATGGCGACGGCAGCGATAAATCTTGAACCGCTCGAAAGACTCGTCACGTTCGCGCGCGACGCGGGGCTGCCTCGCGACGGGATGGTCAACTTTCTGTCCGGCGGCTACGTCCCCCTTCCGAAGCAGATTCTTTTTCACGCCGCGGCGCGTGAGTGCGACCGCCGTGCAGATGATTCGCCTACAAAGGCCGCGCTCGGCGGCGCACGCGGCGGCGGCAAATCCAACGCCACGCTCGCGCAGATGGCGCTTGACGACTGCCAGCGCCAGCCCGAATTAAAGTGCCTCTTCATTCGTCAGATCGGTAAGGCCGCGCGTGAATCCTTTGAAGACCTGCGCCCGAAGGTGCTCTCGCGCGTCAAGCATAAGTATGTCTCTTCTCCTACGCCGACGGTCGAATTCAGTAACGGATCGCGCATCATCGTCGGCCACTTCAAAAACGAGAAAGACATTGATAACTATCTCGGTCTCGAATACGACGTGATCGGCATCGAAGAGGCTACACAACTCTCCGCGAAGAAAGAGCGCCAGCTTGCGACCTGCAACCGCACGAGCAAAGAGACGTGGCGCCCGCGGATGTATTACACCTTCAACCCCGGCGGCATAGGGCACGCACACATCAAGCAGACCTTCATCGAACCCTACCGGCGGGGCGCGCAGGCGGATACGCGCTTCGTGTTTGCCACCTTCCGCGACAATCCATTCCTTAACCCCGAATACGTGCGCAACCTGAATGCCCTGATCGGCTGGGAGCGCCGAGCGTGGCGCGATGGCGACTGGGACATTGCCGCCGGGCAATTCTTCACAACGTGGCGTCACGACATACACGTGCGCCGGCTCAAACAACTGCCCGCGCACTGGCCTGTCTGGGGAGCGCTTGATTATGGCTTCACTCACCCGACCGTCGTTTATCTCCTGACAGAGTTCGACGGCAAAACCTTCGTCTGGGATGAATATCACGCCGCGCGCAGGCTCGTGTCGCAAAACGCAGAGGGCATCAAGGCCATGCTTGAGCGGCACGGCGTCTATCCAACGCGCCTGAGAGAGTTCGTCGCCGGCCCAGATGTCTTCGCGCAGCGCGGCGACCAGCAGGGCAAGACCATCGCAGACCAGTACGCCGAGACGGGCATCTACCTGACGCCCGCGAACGCAGACCGCATCAACGGCGCGGCGAGAGTCCTGAAGTTGCTGGGCGACGTTGACGCCGGGATCGCGCCGCGACTCGTCATCTCCGACCGTTGCGCGCGGCTGATTGAGTGTTTACCACTCATGCAGCATGACCCGCGGCGGCCAGAAGATGTCTTGAAGGTGGACGTGGACGAAGACGGAAACGGCGGCGACGATCCTTATGACGGCGTGCGTTACGGCCTGATGTCGAATCAATCGGAAGGGGCGTTGATATAGCGATGGGCTACAGGCCGCCACCGCCGCCGCCTTACGACAAGCTGCCGCCATCCGGGGACTGTTACGGCGGCTTCGCCACCAAAGAAGACAGGGAGCGCACCCGTCATGTTGAGTGGATAAAAACGATTCGGGCATTCAGGGAAATAATGATGATGGAACTCTGGTATCCAAAATTCTACCCCAGCGAGGACGGGCAACTATGAGCAGCATGCAATTCTACGGCGGCGGGGAACTTGTTCCTTACACTTCGCGCGCGGGCTTCGAGGGCCTCTCGCCGATTGATAACATCCGCGCACAGTTCGGACAGTACGGCTCGCTCGATACGAAGCGCGCCTACGAACTCGTGCCCGTCGGCGTGCAGGGCCGCCCGCAAACACCCTCAACCGACGTGCTAACGCTCATCCGCCATCACCGGCGCAATGAACTCGTCTATGCCTGTGTGGAGAAGATTGCACAGGCCGCGATTGACCCCGAAATCATCGTCGAAGAGAAGAAGGGCAAGGAGTGGTCTCCCGTCGAGGGTCACGAGCTGCGCCGCCTCATCATGCGCCCGAATCCGATGGACGATTCCGCCTCATTCATCGGCGCGTGTCTCACTTCTGAACACATCGCCGGCGTCTTCTATGCCGAGATCGTGCGCGACGGCGCAGGCCGCCCCGCGCAGCTCTGGCCGCTTGACCCCGCCAAGATGCGCCCCATTCCGGGCAAGGGCAAGAACGGCTCGCCCATCGTCGGCTACGAGTGGAAAGAAGGAAGCCAGAAAGTAGAGTTCAAGCCTGAAGAGGTGCTCGTGCGGCGCAACCGTGACCTCACCTCGCGTTTCCACGGTCTCGCGCCGCTCGCCGTCGCGGTGGGCGCGGTCGACGCAGACACGGCCATGAGTGATTACGTGCGCGCCTTCTTCAATAATGGCGGCGTGCCGTCGGGCGTGCTCACCTTCAAGAATCGCACGCTCTCGCGCACGGAGATGGAGCAGAAGCGCCAGGCGTGGATGATGCGCTATGGGCGAGGCGGCGTCGGCGAGCGAGGCATCGCCGTCCTTGACCAGAATGCCGAATACCAGCGCATCGGGACTTCGATGCACGAACTGGAGTCCGACTCCCTGCGCGGCCAGCTCGAAGCGCGCATCTGCATGATCTTCGGCGTGCCGCCGCTACTCGTCGGCGCTTATGTCGGCCTGATGCACGTCAACCAGCGCGCCTCCGCAAAGGAAGCCCAGCAAGATTTCTGGATGAATAAGATGTCGCCTACTTTCAAGGCGCTGCGCACATTCCTGACTTGGAATCTCCTGACGCAGTTCGTTGACGAAGAGCAGGTGCGCGCCGAGAAGATCCGCGTCGGCTGGGATATGTCGAACGTCATCGCGCTACAAGAGGACGAAGACAAGCGCCACGACCGCGCGCGAAAGAACTTTCAGGCAGGCGGCATCACGCAGAATGAGTATCGCGCGAAGATCGGCCAGGAGCCTGACCCGGACGGCGATTTCTACATCATCCCTTCGAGCATGAATCCGTCCACGGGTGAAGTCCTGATGGCGCGCGCGCAGGCAAAACCGAAGCCTGCGCCTGACGAGCCGACGGATGAAGAGAGCGCCGACGACGGAGACGACGCTCAGGGGAAGGCCCTATCGTTTGAAGAGCTGAAAGAGAAGTGGGCGCAGCTCGACGTCGTGATTACGTCGAAGGTCTTCATGCTGGGCGACCTCGCGCTCGCGCGGGCGCCGCGCGGCGTCGAATCCGCGATTGACCTCAAAGCCATCGCCACAGGGCCAAAGCAGGCCGCCGCGGACATCAAGGAAGTCCTGCTCTCGCTCCGAAAGAAGCTGATCACTGAGGCCGTCAAAGACCTCGCAGAGCGCGACCCCGCAGACTCTCACATGCTGATTCTCACCCCTGACCCGAAAGTCTATAAGAGCGTGCGCAGGCAACTGGAGCGCGCCTACACGACCGGGCGCAGGCTTATCTCGGAAGAAGCCGCACAGCAAGGCGCAAAGCGCTCTCGTGTCATGACAGAGGGCAAGGCCGCCGCGGACGATGAAGAAGACGACCTCTACCTTGACACGGTAGGGGATGCGACCATTTCAAAGGTCGTTAACGACGTGCAGGGCAAGGCCGCGCTCATCCTGGCGACGCTGGCCGTGCTCGACGTGGCGATTGACGAGAGGCGCTCCCGCATCCAGCAGACGCTCGAAGATGGAAGCACTGTCTATGTCGAGCAGTCGGCGGCGGCGGCGGCAAACGCGGCGATGAATGCGGGCCGCGATGCCGAGATCGAGGCGCGCGCGGATGATATTCGCTCCGTCCTCTACAGCGCGATTCTGGATGTCAATACGTGCGAGTCGTGCGAAGCAGCGGACGGGCAGGAAGCTGTGGATGTTTCAGATTTGCCGTCCGCGCCGAATGAGGAATGTCTGGGCGGTGACAAATGCAGGTGTTTTCATGTAGCGGTTTTCTCGTCTGAATCGTCAGGCGGATAGAGCAAGGGGGAACTCATAAAGAAAGGAAATCATCATGTCTCAAAAGGTACGTGCAAAGTTCGTGGTTTCATCTTTGGAGAAATTCGGCGCGCCGGACGGAGAAGGCAACCCGCACACGACGCGGGTTAAGCCTGTCTTGCGACCGGTAATGCCAAGCGATAGCGACCCGAAGGCGGACGGAGAAAACGCCCGTTTCCATAAGTACACGCCGAGCGGCGAGCTGTGGATGGATGTTGATAATCCAGAGGTCTTCGGCTTTTTCGAGCCGGGCGCATTCGTCTATCTGACGCTTGAGCGTGGCTAGGCAGGGTTGCTCTTTTCTTCGCCTCATCTGAGGTCGAAAATCAGGCAAAGCAAAAGCGGCGGGAGTCCTCACGATCCCGCCGCTTTCGTGCGCGCTCCTGAATATGTTGGGTGGCGCGGAGGCGCACTATATGATTTTACACTGCCCGGCCAGCCCCATCACAAAACCTCAACTCGCCTTCCGTTTACGCCGTCGCGGATGTGGACTGCAATCTCTGCTAACTCGTGCGGAGCAATATCAATATATTCAATCTTATCATCGTCCTTGACGCCTCGCGCCTCAAGTTGCTCCTTAAATTCTTTCCATGTTAATTCCATAAGCCGCGCATTCTATCCCCACCAAATCCGGCCCGTCAATCTCAAACTTATACGACACCTTTAAGCCGCTGCTTTAATTCGCCCGCGATGCGCGAATTCAAATTCCAGCCCGTCTACACCAAAGACATAGACCGCAAGACCCGCACGGTCGTCGGCATCTGCGCCGTCATGGGTAATGTTGATGACATCGGAGATCGCATCTGGACGGGAGCATTCGCCAAGACCATCAGCGAAGCCAACGGGCGCACGCGCGCCAAGCACCTCTGGAATCACGACTTCGGTGCGCCGCCCATCGCCTCAATCAAAAAACTTCAGGAAGTAGGCCGGGACGCTCTCCCCGCAAAGATTCTCGAATGGGCGCCGGAAGCCACGGGCGGCCTCGAAGTCTCGCGCTCCTACTATGAGGGTGTCAATCTTGCCGATTGGGTCTTCGCGGCGATCCTCGCCGCAGACGTTGACGAGATGTCGTTTGGCTTCAACGCGCGCAAATACGACTGGACGACCGAAGGCGAGGGGGCCGCGGAAGTCCGCATCCGGGAGCTGCGCGAGTTGCAGCTATTCGATACGTCAGATGTCCTCTGGGGCATGAACCCAGCGACGATGGCCGATGCCAAAGGGATCGTGCCGCTCGAAGTGATGGGCGCGAATCTCGTAGCTTTCGCGCAGGCTCTCAAAGACGGCAAGGCGGGACGCCGCAATGCCGACTCCGACCTGAAAATCATCAACGCGATTCACAGCTTAACGGTTGACCTCGGCTGCACGACGTGCGCCGGGTTGACGGAAGAAGACGACGCCGGTAAGGGCGGACAAGCCGGAAGCGAGGGCGGTGCTCTCATTCCACTTTCCGAACGAAGAAAGGCGCTGGAAGGACTTCAAATCGCCGCGCTTGAGAGTGCGGCCTAGACGCCAATTCTGGAGGGAAGCTGAAATGAAAGAGCAGATCAAAAGGCTGAAAGGCGAAATCGCCCAGCTATCGACGCAGGCGACCTCTCTCTATACGGAGATGGAAGCCGACACCACGAAGCGCAATTCGGCCAATACTGAGAAGTTCGACAAGATGGTCGAAGACGGTATGGCAAAGCGCGCGGAACTCGTCAAACTCGAAAACCTCGAAGCCTTGAATGTGATGTCGCAGCCCGGCGACGCGAAGGTCGGCGCAGGCGGCGATCCGAACCTTGACCCGGCTGGCGGCGACGGTGCGGCGGCACAACCCTACAGGGGCGGCAAGTCCTGGGGTCAGCGCCTGATTGAGTCCGACGAATTCAAGTCGGCGAAGGAGCGGTGGAAGTCCGGCAAGTTGGAGACGGTGAAAGTCGGCAACGCCGGCCCGGTGCTCTCCAAAGCCCTCAGCTCCACACTGGCTTCCGGCGGCTATCTCTACCGCGCCGACCGCCAGCCCGAAGTGATTGACACGGCGCGCCAGCGCCCCTTCTCGATTCTTGACCTCGTGAGCGTGCGCCAAACGGACGTTGATTCGGTCGAGTACGTCGAGATGTCCAGCCGCACTAACAATGCGGCGTTCGTCCCTGAACTCGACGGCGCGCGCACGCACGTCTCCAGCGGCACGGCTGAAGCGCAGGCCGCTGACAACGGCAACTATCAGGAAAACTTCTCCATGAAGCCGAAAGGCGATCTGGCCTTCGCGCTGAAGACTGCCGCTGTGAAGCCCGTCGCTGAATGGGTTCCGGCCTCGCGTCAAATCCTGATGGACGCTCCGAACCTGCGCGGGCTGGTTGATGACGAGCTGACCTACATGCTGCGTGTGAAGTTGGAAGACTACATCATCGCGGCCAATGAGACCGGCTTCGTCGGCATCCTGAATGCTTCCGGCATCGGCTCTCGCGTTCACAAGGTGTCGGGCGCGCGCTTCGACGCGGACGATACGGTCGCGGATACGCTTCGCCGCATGCAGACCGACATCCAGCTCTCCTTCTACGAGATGGACTCCTATGTGCTCTCACCGGGCACGGCTGAGGCATTGGAGTTGGAGAAGGGCGCAGACCAGCACTACGTGCTCATCTATGACCCGGTTGTGCAGCGCGTCTGGCGTAAAGCCGTCGTGGTCTCGCGTGCTCTGTCGGGCGGGAATTCCGGCACAGCCATCGCCGGAAACTTCCAGCTCGGCGCGGTGCTCTGGGATCGCCAGGACGTTGAAGTCCGCACGGGCGAGCCGGGCAACTTCTTCCTCGAAAACGCGATTGCGATTCTCGCCGAGCTGCGGGCGGCGTTCGCGGTCGTGCGGCCTCTGGCCTTTGAGAAGGCGACGGGCCTTCCGGGCTAATCGAAATCCCATAAAGACGGGCGCGTGTGGAATCACCTGTTGAGCGCACGCGCCCGCTGAAACTCTCCCTCTCCAATTTGCTGAAAGGTGTTGCCATGCTGAAAAGAGTCCAGATTGCAATCGTCGCGCTCGCGCTGCTTGTGGCGTCAAGTGTGCCCGCATTCGGGCAGACGGGGCCGGGCGTAATTCCGCGGAAGAAAACGTCACTGCCAGGGACGTGCAAGCGCGACCGTGGGGATGAAGTGATTATCCCTTCTGGCGCGAGTGCGGGCCACTGGCGGTGCTCTGCCGATAACACGTGGACGAAGCTGACAGATGCGGTGGCGACGACGAAGGGCGATTTGATTGCTTATGGATCTACGCCCGCGCGTCTACCAGTCGGAGTCAACGGACAGATACTCGGGGCCGACTCGACGCAGACGAGCGGGCTAGGCTGGTCAGGCCCTTTGACGCTGGGCCTGCTTCCGCTCTTCACTCCGGCCAACTCTTCGCTCAAGTCGCTCTACGCCAGCAATCTCGGGTCGGGCAACGTGGACTTGTACACCGTGCCCGCCGGGAAGCGCCTTATCCTGCTTAATGCCGTCTGGTCGAACCCCACGGGCGGCTCGCTCTCGGCGAGCCTGCAAGTGAAAATCAGCAGCACTTATACCCGCGTCGGCAACGTCATCGCCGCCGCCTCGAATGCCTACAACACGACCGGCTCACTGCTCTACACCTATGAGGCGGGTGAGGTCGTTGCCTTAAATACGACGGGCGCTGGCCTCAACTTCTGGGCGAAAGCCATTCTCGTTGATGACACTGTGCCGTGGAAGTCAGTCAAGAGTTTCGCGCCCACGACCGGCGATAACGTGGTTTACACCGTGCCGGCTGGTAAGCACGCGATTGTGCACCACGCGAATCTCCACTTCGGGCTGATAACCGACGGCATGATTCAATATTTCAATGAGTCTGGCAGCACCGTCACAGCCATCGAGTACATCATCCCCTCGGGCGGCACGAAGGGCGCGACCAGTCAGTTTTTCAGCACGACCGTCGCGAGCAGCGTCACATCTTCAGTCGGCAAGGAGATTCCGGGAGTGCTTGAGCCGGGCGATCAGGTCGTCGTGAATCTCTCGGCGTCGGCGAGCGTCTGGATGTGGCTCACAGTGACCGAATATTGAAGCCCTCTATTTGATTCATCTATCGCCATTATTGCCACACGGCAGAAAGGGAGCATGAAATGAAACTCAATCTCAAGCGCATTGCCTACTTCGCCATCGCCATCGCCGCGCTCGTCATTCTCGCCGCCATCTTCGGAGGAGACGCGCCGATTCTGGCCGTCGCCATCGCAGCCCCGCCCATGTTCGGGCGCGGTGCACATCCGATGTACGTGCCAGACAAAGACTACATCTGGACTGACCCGGATACGGGTGTCGAGCGTCAGGTCGGAGTCAAGGGCGTCGCCATGACACTCGCCGACGCCGTGCGCTACGGCATCGTCACGCCGGAAGATGCGGGCAGCCTTTCGGGCGGGCGCTTGCCGGTCGAGACAGAAGAAGCGCGAGATGCGCGCCTGTCGTCCTTCCAATCCGCGGGCACTGGCTCGCTCGACCCGAACCTCGGCAGCGCCGCAGGCGTGCGGCCCATCGGCGAGCCTGCGCGCGTAGCACCCGCAGCGCCCAGTCCTGAAGCAGCCTCGAAGGCAGCGGCCAATCAGCGCGCGGCGACGAAGGCGCACACAGTCGCGGGCATGCGGCGCACGTCACGCGCGGGCGCGAGCAAGAGCGCGGGGACGAAGGAAGGCGACGGCTCGCAGAAGTAATCGGGGACGCGAGGTGAATGAATGGGCGCGGCTTACTGCACAGCAGACGACATCAAGGCGCAGGCGTTTGAAGAATTAAACGACGCCGAAGACGACTTGCTCGACCAGCTAGCGGAAGCCGCCTCACGCATCTTCGACCGGGCGGCTGAAGCGCCGGAAGGGTACTTTGCCGCAGCCGCCGACGACTCAACGCCCGCGACTCGAATCTTCTACGGGGAAGGCACAGACTCGCTTTCATTGCCGCCCTACGTGCCGGGCACACTGAGTGACGTGGCACTGCCCGACGGTCTCCCGGAAATAGAGTTCATTGAAGACTCGACCCAATTTATTCTGACGCGCGCGTACATCACGCCGCTCAGTCTCTCTTTGACAGACCCGACCTACTGGCCGGGGCGAAACGATTGGCAGCGACGCTCTTCTATGGGCTGGCCGGCAGGCGTTGCGATCAGCGTCACGGCGCGCTGGGGATTCGGGGCAGTGCCGGGCGACGTGCGACAGGCCGTCATCCAGACCGCCGTGCTCATCTTCCGCGACGTTGACCCGGCCCGCACGGCAGCGGCAGACCTCGAAGGCCAGAGCGTCGCCGCCGACATGCCCGCGATGGCAAAGATGGTGGCAGAGAAGTGGCGCGAGCGCGGACTGGTTTACGGGAACTGACATGATCCGCATCACGGCAAGCGTTGACGGGAAGCCAGCTTTCGACCGCGCCTTCCTGAAGGTCGAAGCGACGTTTGATGATTTCACTCCGGTCTTTGAAGAAGCGGGCGAGCAGCTCCTTGAATTCAACGAAGATCAATTCCAGTCGGCGGGCGCGGCGGGTGGCACGCCGTGGCAGCCGCTCACGGACGATTACGCCAGGTGGAAAGCGCTGCACTCATCCTGGGGCGCGCTCATTGATCTATCTACCTTGCGCCTCTCCGACAAGATGATGCGCTCGCTCACGAAGCGCGGGGCGGACGGCAATGTCTGGGAAGTCGGAAAAAGGGAAGCCGCGTTCGGCTCAACCAACCCGCTCGCAGGCTATCACCATAGGGGCGAAGGAAGATTGCCCGCGCGCGAGATCATCGTCTTAAACGAGCAGCGACGCACGCAGTTGATGAAGAGATCGCAGAAGCGCCTCGTCGCGGAACTGAGAGAGACGGGACTGATTCAAAGGACGGCGGAATTCTAGCTTATGGCCGACATGACATTCGCAGAGTTTCTCGCCATTCAGCATTACAAGGCGCAGTTCGTAGAGCCACTCGCCACGCGCCTGCGCGCATTGATCGTTGAAAGAATCTCGGCGGCCCTCGAATGGGCAGAGTACGGAAACGCCGGGGCGCTCGGTCAACCCGTCTTGCCGAAGTTCAAGTCAGACCATAACTCCGAAGTCGGCATGGTCTCGACCGCGTGGCCGGTCTTGATGGTGATTCCAATCGAGACGGCTTCTTTCACGGAAGACTTCATCGGTCTGGAGCATCAGCTTCATGTGCAGGCGGATGTAGTGGGCAAGGATGGTAACCGGCTAACGACGGAAGCCATGCTCTATTTGAAAGCAATCATCCACGTCGTGCTCAGTTTGAAATCAAGCGACTGGACAGCGCAATGGCCCGCAGGCTCACAGAAGCCGGGCGGCATCGCGTGGGATGTTATCAACCACGATTACGGGACGCTCCGGGGCAACAAGAAGGCGACGATGTACAAGCGGAGCGTTTCATGTCGGGTAGAAGTCAAAGCAGTGGAGGCTTGAGAGAAATGGCTACGCAACCAACTGAAAATAAATCAACCGCACCGGCGGCGACCAAACCGGCGGCAACCAAAGAAGAGAAGGCGGTCGTGTCCTACGAAGAGCAAGCACGCAAAGGGGGACACGGCGACCTGTCGGGCATAGGAGTCAGCTATCGGCCAGACCTCGATCCGGGGCACGGCAGCAAAGAGAAGCCGACGCCTGCGCCTGAAGTCACGGAGATGGTTGGCACGGGCGACTCTCAGCAGGAGTTCAAAGTCGTAGGCGGCACGCGCACGCTCGAAGAGAAGTAGCGCGCCGATTTTGGAAATGGTTACTAAGTTAAGTGAGTGGTCACTTGAGGGCCAAAACGTAAAGTAAAGAGAGGTAAAAACCATGCCGGGTACAACTGCTCCCATCGTCACTAACAACGTCATGCGCGGCCCTTCGAAGCTGTTCTTGAACGTCGCGCTGCCAGCCGGCGGCGCGACACTCACGCTGCACACGGACGGCACGCCCGAATCTGTCGCCAATCCGAACGCCGTCTATCTCGGCGGCACGCGCGAGGGCCTGCGGATGGTGACTGAGCACACCGAAGGCGAAGAGACGATGGACGAGCTACCAGCGCCGTATCGCGTCCACGTCACGCAGGAGCGCGCGCGCATTGAAGGCGTGATGCTCGAAATGCTCGACTTCCAGCGCCTCGCCAAACTCGTGCCGACGGGCGTGTACTCGACCGGCTCGGGCTACGTGCGCATCACTTCGGGCGGCCTGCTCTCGATCACGGCAATTCCGATAGCGGCGATTTCGGAAGACCCGGCGAACGCTGGCAAGTTCATCGTGTTTATGCTCTATGCGGCACGCAATACGAAGGGGCTGGAGATTCCGTTGTCGGGTAAGAGCCGCACTGAAATCCCGTTCACCTTCGAGGGATTGTCAGTACCGGGCCGCACAGCGGGCGACAATCTCTGGCACATCAACAAGCAGACCTAAGCGGTCTGACATCTGAAAGGCACTATGGCTGAAAAACAGATCATCTCGGCGGCGGCGTGGGGCGCTGCCGCCAAATCGAATCTTCTCACCTTGCCGTCCGGCGCGGTCGTTGAAGTGAAACGGCCCGGCCCCGAAGTCTATCTGAAATTCGGGCAGATGCCGCAGGCGCTCGTTAGCCTTCTGGTGAAAACCAAGAATCCAGACCAGCTTGAGCACGCCACCGTCATGGCGTCCTTCGCGCAGCTCTCGGACGAAGAGTTTAAGCAATACATGCTCTTTGCCCGCGACATAGTTGCGGCTTCTGTCGTGCGCCCGAAGATCGTTGTAGGCGCGACCGGCGAAGATGAGATTGACCCGTCCGACATTCCGCCGGGTGATTTCTGGCATCTCGTGAGTTGGGCCGCACTCGCCGCCCGTGGCATCCCTGTCCAGACCACAAAGGGGGATACCACGGTGGAAGCCGTGGAGACCTTTCGTCCAGAGCAAGGCGTTTCCGATGCTCTGTCTGGCAGCGTCCCGCTTCCACCAGAAGCCCAGCCAAATGTACGGCCTACTGGATGAAACGATTGCGCTTGATTTCGACTGCGCTGCGGCTCTTTATCTCCGCTTGAATGACCCTGACCCTACATCCGCGCTGCTCGCGGCACTCGTGCGCGGCGCGGCCCCGCCCGGCGACGGATACGAACCCATGCCGCCGCCGAATTCTCAAAGCGACAACAACCGGACGGTCTACTGGTAAAGGAGCGTAGGGCGGCATGGGACTCGGCGATAATTCAATCGCACTACTTTGGCATCTCAAGGTCGAAGGCTCGCCCGAATCACAGCGCGAGGTGGCCGCTCTCCGCTCTGCCGTCACATCCGACATAAACCAGCTCACGACAACGAGCAAAGCGGGCATGGCCCAGATAGAGACGGCCAATGCCAGCATGGGCGAGTCATTCCTTTCGAGCGCCCGCAACGTGGCACTTGTGGGGACGGTCGCGGTTGGAGCTGTGGCCGGGCTTTTCGCATTCGCGAAGCAGGCGACCGAAACTGCCGCCAATCTCTACGACCTGCACCAGCAGACGGGCTTCAACGTCGAGACCCTCAGCGCCCTGAAGAATATCGCCGACACGACCGGCGGCAGCATCGAGGGCGTCTCGGGCGCGCTCAATATCTTCCAGGCCAATCAGGTCAAGGCGCGCGAGGGAAATAAAGAACTCAACGCCACCTTCCAAGCCCTCAATATCAGCACGAGAGATAACGAGCGCGGCCTGCGCGACGCCTTCAGTGCCATCGCCGCGTTGACCAACAAGGAAGAGCAGCTCGCTCGCGCGCGCCAGTTGTTTGGTAAGAGCGGCGCTCAGGTGCTCGCCATCATCCGTGACACGAACGGCAACCTTGATGAAGCCATTAAGAAATTCAGCGACCTCGGGCAAATCATCTCGACCGAAGACGCGAAAGCCGCAGATGAATTCCACGACCAGCTCGCCGCCGTGGGCCGTGAGACCGAATCACTTGGCCGCTCCGTTGCCATCGGATTGCTGCCCATTCTGCAATCGCTGCTCGGGATGGTCGGATGGCTGACTACAGCCTTCAAGGGCTGGGGCATGGCGATTGATTGGGTCAAGGAGAAGATGGGCGGGAGCTGGGTAGAGAAGGCTTTCGCGGCTGTCAAAGCCTTCCATCCGGGCCTCGGCGCTGCCAGCGCTGTACAGGGCGTCATGGATGCCATGCAATCGCGCGAGAGCGGCCCTCCGTCGCCGAGTGGCGCAGGCAGCGGTCGCGGAGGAAAGCCCGCGACCGGAATCAGCGAAGAAGGGCAGGCCGAACTTAACAGACTCAAAGAACTGAACCGTGGCCTGACTGACGCCGCACGCCAGACGCGCGAGAATCTCGACAGGGAATTCGAGCAGGGCCGGGTCAACCGGGAAAACTTCTACAATCAATCGAAGGCCGATGTTGATAAAGAGTACCGGCTGCGCATGTCTATCCTCATGCAACAGGAGACAGCGGCCAATACCTACATCAAAAAAGAGCAGGAGCTAAACGATAAACTCGCCGAGGTCGAGAGGGAGAGGCAGGAGGCAAAGCGCACCCGCGCCAAAGAATTTCAGCGGCTGGATGACGAGCAGAAGAAGGCCGAGCTAGATGCCCGTGTCGCGCAACTCAAGCGCGAAGATGAGGTCGAGAGGTTCTACGAAGAGAAGCAGCTTGAGAGCGCTGAGGCTTTAATCAAGTCAGGTGCTGTCACAGAAAATGACGTTGACGAATTGCGCTTCAAGCAAAAGCAGGAGCAGCTCGAACGTCGCCTGGTAATCCTGCGCACCGAAATCGAAGCCTATGGCGAGTTCTCGGAAAAATATCAGTCCATCATGCACGACATCCAGATGGCTGATAACGAGCGCACAGAAAATGAGGAAGCCAACGAGCGCCGGCGCGCTGAGGTGCGCGCGCGCGAACTCGCCGCCGAGATGGATAAGGCGACGGGGCGCACGGGCGACGGAACAGTCCCCGAAGACGAGATAGGCAAGATCATCGAAGCCCAGATAGGGCCGCCGCCCGACATGCAGCCGCACATGGACGCGATTGCGGTCTTCAGGGATTTTGCAGTAGGGGCATGGGGCGTGGTAACGCAGGGCTTCGGCCACATGGTCGAGGCATTTCTGACCGGCGGCAATCTGGCGGGCCAGTCATTCGGGAAGATGACGAAGGCCGCCATCGCCTCGGTTGCAGCGCAAGCCTCCGTGCGCGCTCTGTTTGAGATCGGAATGTGGCTCGCTACTCTATGGCTCAATCCCGCAGAGTCTGCGACTCACCTACTCGCCGCGCAGACCTTTGGTCTGGTCGCGTTGATGGCGTCAGGCGCGGCGCTGGCGATACCTGGCGGCGGGGGAGCCGGTGGAGGCACTACTACTCAGACATCATCGTCAAGCGGAAGGGGCAGTTCACAGCAGAATCAGCCCGTGCCGATAGAGGCGAATCGCCGCCAGTCAGAGCAAGCGATCAACGTGAATGTGAATGTGCGCCGCGATCCGGGTTCAATCGTGGATGTCGTGGTCGAAGATTTCAGGAACAACGGGCGGACAAAACAGGTCATCGGCAACGATGGAATGCTGGCCGCCGTGTGAGTCATTTCTGGCGCTTAAAGACGTAGGTAAGCACACTCACGGTCGTTGAAGTTTTGCTGCCGACGGCGACGAGTTCCCACCCTTCTCCACCAAGCTGGTTAATCTTCTTCTCAGATGGCTCGTATTCGACTTTGTATTCCCACTGGGTCTTGACAGCCTGAAGTGTCCACCCGCCCACAAAGAAAACCGCGACAAGCGCCAGCGCGATCATCCATCTACGTCTCATTATTCTGCCCTCCTGCTCGGAGAATAGCGAGGCCCAGTAAAACAGGCAAGGCCGTAAAACTTCTACGACACCTCCGCTCGCCTGCTACCTTCCCGCCGCGATGCCAACGCCTACCTATCCGAGCCTGACTTCAATTTACCCGACCGAATATTCGGAGCAGCCCCCGCACTATCTGGGGACGAAGACCGAATACACAGACGGGGGCATTGACACGCGGTCTTATTCAGACACCCCTTTGCGTAGATGGACGATCATCTACGAGGGCAAGCCTACCGCCGACGCCACGCCCTTCGACGCTCTGGCGGCGGCTGTCAAATACAACCCACAGGAAGGCTCCTTGCTTCCCCTCATGTTCACGCCCCGCGGTGAGTCCGCGACCTCCGTGTACATAGACGAAGGAGGCTTCAAGCACACGAACAGCGGAAGCTGGATCCACCGGATAGAGATTCACTTAATCAAGCGACCCTAAATGCAAGATGTCCACGCCACATTGTTGACCAGACTCCAGCAGTCCGTCCTCGACCCGGCGACGGAGCGCAAGCCCTGCGACCTCTACGAAGTCTATGCACACGATTACATCCCTGACCCCGTAAATGGCTTCGAGCCAGCGGACGCGCTGGAAAAATTCTCTGCTATAGACATCACCTGGAATGGCATCGCATACAGGCGTGAGGTTGTTTCCAGAGGCAGCATAGACAAGCAGCTCGGCCAGCAGATAAACACCGTCTCCGTCACATTCTCGGCTGTGAGCGGGTATCTGCCCACGTGGGCCATAGACAATGATGTCGAAGGCATGTGGATGGTCATCCGCTACGTCGAGCGGGACATCACGGCAGGCTCGATAGTTCTTTTTGCGGGGAAATGCCGAAAGCCCGGCACGATCAATGACCGAACCTTCCAGATAAGTATCGCGCAGGAAGCGGTTGACCCCAACGCAGAGCTGCCCCTGCGCTCCTTCACTGCTCAAGACCCGGAAGGGCGCTCGCCCACAGATGACGAATACGAAGGCATCAGGCTCGTGGCAGTGGCTGGCAGCCAGACGACGCCCCAAATCATCCCGGCTCAAAATAGGTTCGCCAGACTGATCGGCCAGCGTGACACCGTTGATGTTACTCGCCAGTGGTCATCTCTAGACAACACCCCGTATGGCGATCCCGTCCCGGAAGTCTTAGGCCGTGCTCAGATGAAATTGAAACCATTCTTCTGGGCGGACAAGGGGCTTTTCGTCGCATACCTGATGGCCGGGCCAGCCGGGCCGATTGCCGGGATGAGTGACATCAAATCCCGCACGTCTGGCTTTTCTGACCCCTTCAATCTGCCCGGCCCTGTCGGGCCGATCATCCACCTCGGCGACCGCGGCGGCACGGGCACGAATCTGGGAAACACGAATCAGTTTCAGGAATCTGGAAAGTTCTCTCACCTCGCCTACATCGAAGGCGCTTCGACGGGTTCGGCTGCGGACGTGGAAGACGCGCCACCGGAAGTCACGGCGCTCGTCAAGGGGCGACGTGTACCCGTGCCGGATTCGTCGGGCATCTACACTTCGATTGATGATGAAGCCTCGCTCGAATGGTCTGACAATCCGGTGGATTTGGCGCGCTGGGTATTTATTGAGAGCGGGCTGGATGAGAATTTTCTTGAGGATGCCGTTAATTACCAGACGAGGCTCTGGTGCGACGAGCCTCTCCTGGATGAGTCGAACAGCTCGCGCGTCTTCATCCCCTCCGTTGATATTCCGCAGACGGGCGGGCCGATTACGCGCTACATCCCGACGGGCTTCATCAATCCTCGCTCCATTCGCTTCCAGCTCGGCGAGCCGGTCGCAGATCCGACGATTGAGCAAGCGCCTTACGAGCCGCTGGATTTGGACGATATTCCGGGCGTCTTCACGATAGAGAGATTCTATCGTAAGCGATACACCTTCAACGCCCCCATCATGGAGAGAATCAAAGCCACGAATTTTCTCTTTAAGATTCTGTACCCGTCCGCGCGCCTCTACGACGTGGTTAATTCAAAGGGCGAGATTGAAATCCGAAGCGAAAAGGCTGCGGATAGATGTCTGCTCAGGGCGAGCACCTCGCCGGGCGCGACCGCAATTTTGGTTGACGACGTGACGCAGTGGAAGACCGGCGCGCTATTAAAAGGCTACGTCCATATCGGGTTCGGATTAACGACTTCTGAGAATCGAAGGGTCAGCAGCGCCACCTATTCTCTGGCCGGAAACACCATCACGATATCTGCCGCGAGCACAGGTATTGGCGTCGCCGTCCCCGGCGGTGGCTTCCTTTCGGGCGGCTCTTCCACAGTTCAGGCATCTGGTACGGTCGTTCTCACAGGCTCGCCCGCCGCCGGTGCCACCGTCACGGCCACACTCAATGGGATAGCAGTTCTTTACACTCTGGCGGGTGATGACACTTTAACTTCCGCAGCGGCGATGCTGGCCGTCGCCATCAACGCGGACACGAGACTGAATAGATTTATCAGCGCCACCTCGTCGGGCGCTGTCGTGACAATTAAAGCCAAGTACGGAGAGCTGAATCTCAGCTCCGCTTTGATCCTCGCGCACACCGGCCCGCGCGCCGCGCCCATTGTTCCGCCTGTCCTGGCCTCTTCCGCCGGGACGCTTCTCCCAGCGGGCACATACCTCGTCGCCTATGCCTATGTCACGGCGATGGGTAAGACAACCACGGGCACGCCCGTCAGTATCACGATTGCGGCCAATAAGAAGATAGACGTTTCATCGTTGGGCGGTCTCCCTGTGGGCGTGCTCTCAGTCAACTGGTACGTCTCCGAATCGCCCGGCTCAGACAAATTACTGTATTACGGAAATAACAACGGCGGGGCGTTCTCAATTACCAGTCTGCCCTCAAAGGGTAATCCGGGCGTGCCGCCATTTAATTCGTCGGGCGAGGAAGCTATCCGCATTGCGATGCCCTTTGCCACAAATACGCAGGGGCCGACGGTGTTGGCGCAGGCCGGTCTGACGAAGGGGAATATCAAAGGCCGCACTTATAACTTCCCCCTGGGGAGCGAGCAGTCGAGCGTCAATCAAATCAAAGGAAAATTCAGAGACGCGGCAAATGACTTCGCTCTGACACCTTTCACAGTGAGTGATAAGGCCCACTATGCGCGCGTGCATAAGTGGACGCCCCTAGAGGTGGATTTTTCAGGTGTTGACAACTGGCATCAGGCATTCCGTCTGGCAAACGCGGCACTAGCAAAGAATCGCGAGGGTGACTGGTTTGATACTCACGTCACGGGAAATGGCGAAGCGCTCCTTCTGGAAGAAGGGGATTTGAAGACCGCGAGCGATGTGTCGGCAGGGTTGATCAACGTGCTCACGAGAATTGAGGCGCTGTCCATCTCGCCAACGCACGAGGTGACGATTCGGCGTGCGCGCCGTTACTCGACCGAGATGTTTTCGGATGATGTCCGGCAAAGGGACATTCCCCTGGCTTCAACTCTCCGGTATGTGCAGACGCGGCAGACAATCTTGAGGATGGTCAACGGCCCGCCCGTCAAAGATGCCGACGGACAAGTGCCGGGGGCTTATGCCTTCGCCTCTTACGATGACGATATAAACGGCGATTGGCGCGGCGCATCGCTCTATGCAGACTATGGGGAAGGCTATCAGGAGCTGGCAGACTTCGACCTTCTAGCCACCGTCGGCGTCTGCACGACCACTTTGGCGACCGCCACGTCTCCGGGCTGGGATCGTACAAACTCTCTCACCGTCCAACTATACCGGGGCGAGCTGTCGAGCAAGACTGACGGCGAGCTGGCCGCCGACCCGCGCGTTAACCTCGCGGCAGTGGGCAATGAATACATCCGCTTCAAAACGGTCGTAGATAACGGCGGCGGCTCATACACGCTCTCTGATTTGCTGCGCGGGGAATTCGGGACAAACGACCGGATGAGTCACGGCGCCGATGAGGCGTTTTGCCTCTTCGACGGCGCTGAAAAGTTTGTGCCACTAGATCCCGTGCATTTGAATGTCTCCTATCCTTACAAGGGCGTCACTAGAAACCGAGATGTCGCGGATGCGGACGTGTACAACTTCACTTGGAATGGCGGCACTGCGCTGCCACTGCCGGTGGACGGCCTGCGCGTGCGTCTCGGCAATTTCTTCGTCTGGTATTTCAGTTGGAATCGCGTCGCCAGATTCGGACAGGGGATGCGGGGAAGCGCCGGCGTGCCACTCTCCGAAGAAGAGGAAATCTATCAGGCTGAAGTTTACAACGGTGCGACGCTTGGCCGCGGGCCGCAGAGACTCAAGGGCCATCCAGTCTGGCCCGTGCTGTGGGTTAAAGCCTACATGGAAGGCACGCAGGGCTGGCTCGTGCCTGATAGAGACGGCACGGCCTTCTCAGGCCCGCTGGGCAACGGCTTCAGGGCGGTCTTTGAGTCTGTCCAGCAGGTCAGGGGCGACTTCTTCTTTGAAGTCACGATGGCCGGCTCAGGCAATCGGCTCTTGAAGGTCGGGCTGGCTGGCGTTACCAATAGATTCTTGGCAGGGCAGACATTCAATCCAACATTCTATCTGGAAGGATTAAGTGCGACCTCAATTTCGGCAGAAGGAATAGAAACGATAACAGTAGCACCGGGCGATAGGGTAGCCATGCGCGTGCGCGGCACGGTCGTTGAATACTTCCTGAATTATCATGGAGAGAATAGCGTCCCCTTCTACAGAAGCCTCGTGGCCTACAACACGCAGAAGCCGCAGAAGATAGTTTTTGAGAAGCCCGCGGACTCGAATCTCTACGTGATAATTTCGCCCAGAATCACAGATCGCACGGCATCCTTTGTCTATTCGGACGGCGAGGCGATACAGGACTTCGGCTCGCTGCCCTCATCAATCACACTGAAGGTCTATCAGGAGTCGGGAACGGTCGGGCGCGGGCCTGCTAAGGAGATTTCAACATGAGCACCGAAACAACAGAGATTCTTGGCGCGGAACTTCCCGGAAGCGAAGGAAGCGCCGACAAGGTTACCCGCTATAACGAAGCCTTAAATGCAGTCTTTGAATCAGCCATCGCGGGCAGGCTGGCTAAATCCGTCGCAGGCTCATCAAACGTCACCCTGTCGGATGCTGAGGGGCGCAACGCGATCATGGAATTTACCGGGGCAATCACAGCCAATATCTCTGTGCTGTTAAGAGCGCCGGGCGGCACTCCCGCGGGCTATTCCTCAAGAGTGTTCATCGTCTATAACAACACGACCGGCGCTTTTACTCTCACCGTAAAAACCACGGCGGCTGGCTCGACCGGAATAGCAGTCACGCAGGGGAAGGTGGCGATCCTCTTTCACAATGGGACTAACGTTTCTGAAATCACCGAGTCGGGCGCGACGAAAGGCGCGGCCTTCTCCAATGGCTCTGACTCTGCGGTTGCTGCCAGCACGACGACTTACAACACAATCGCATTTAATTCCTTCAGCACCACGGAAGCATTGCGCCAGGCTGTTGCCCCCTATGCGCAGACCATCAGAAACTTCCGCCTTGCCACCGGGAGCGCGCAGCCCGCAAGCGGATCGCTGGTAGTGACCCTGAGAAAGAATGGTGTAGATACCGCGGTCACTTTCACCATCGCCGCGGGTGCAGCCGCCGGCACGTATGGCGACCTGACTCATTCGGCATCCTTTGCGGCGAGTGATTTAATTTCGTGGAGCATCGTCAATAACGCTACGGGCACGAGCGCGACGATCAGAGGCATCTCTATGGAGATTGATGCTCCGTAGCGGATAGTGCCCTGATGGGGTCGGTATGTGCCCACACCTGCTAAGATGAGTCGTGCTTTGGCGACCACGCGGGTAGTAAACTCCTAACAGATGGTTGATGGGCCGGGGTTAGGCGGGGGTGTAGGCCGGTCTCGAAAACCGGAGTGGGTTAACGCCCACCGTGGGTTCGAATCCCACCCTCTCCGCCATTACTTTCAACGAGTTAAGTAGCGCGCGAGCGCCCCTTTTCAGCCCTGCCTCCGGCATAGATAGTGCCCCGATGGGGCCTTCAAACAATTTCAACAGCCTCGGCCCCTACTTTCCGCGCCGTCGGAAAGGTCAAAAGCCGCCCCTTCTCCAGTTTGGACACAGCATCCCTTAACCTCTGCGGCACGGCGCGGGCGTAGCCCTTCGTCACTCGTGTTTCTTTGGTCTCGCCTTCCGGCACGGAGTGGCCCAGAAGATCGGCGATGTCGTAGGCGTGAACATTTGCCGCGCGAAGCCTCGTTGCGAATGTCCGCCTGAGATCGTGGAAATGGAAATCATCTAGCTCGGCGTCCTTTACGGCGCGCTCGAAGCAGTGAAGCAGTTGCCTGCGACGCCTACCCGTGCGCTTCGGGTCAAAGATAAATTCCTCGTCGGGCGCATCCTGTCTCAGCCTCTGGAGAATGCCTTGCGCTTTAACAGTCAGCGGTACGGTTCGGGGCCTTTCGGTCTTCGTCTGCCATACGTTTAAGGCATCTCCCATCTGATCGCGCCACCTGGCGTTAAGCATCTCGCCCAGCCTGAGACCAGTCTCCAAATCAAGAGCGGCCAACGCGGGCAGATGCTCTCCATATTTCGAGAGCTGTTCAAAGAGCCTCTCTTCCTCGTCGTCTTCATACTGACTCAGGTATCTGTCTCTGGGTTCCGGCTCGCGTAGTTTCTTGACCCGTGAAACAGGGTTGGAGTCTAAGAGCCAGTTTCTAACTGCCAGCGACATAATCCCCGACAGCACTTGAAGGCAGCGGTTGACAGTGGCGGGACTGTTGGCCCGCTTGTATTTATTCTGCTCCCGCCGCAGCTCCGACTTTAGTTTTTCGATAAGAATAGGAGTGATGTCACGCAAAGGGCAGTTGCCGAAAAACTTCTTGAGCCTCGCCGCCCTCTGCATAACGTCCTTCCAGCTCCGCAGGTTCTCTTTGGCCCATGTCTCGTAAGCGCCGTCAACAAAATCCCCAAAGCGGGTAATGGCGCTCGCCGGGCTGTACTTGCGGTCGAAGATGGCCTGGCGGATTTGGGTCTCGACCTGTTCGGCCTGCTTCTGAGTCCTCGCCTCCGGTACGGCACGCTTCACATGGTGACGACGCAGCTTGAATTCGACTTGCCAGATTGCGTCTTCCCAGTGCGGATGATCGCGCTTGATGCGCTTCCCCTTGTATTGTCTAAAAACGGCCATGACTGCTCTCCTTCTGAGCGCAGCCGCCAAAGCGACGCGAACTCTATCACAGGTAAATGTAAGGGGTGAAGGCTTACTCGCCCACGGCGCACAGGCCGTTTCTGCCCCGCTGTCGGCTGGCTTTGCGTTGGCGCTCGGCTTCCTCTATGGCCCAGCGGTCTACGTGCTCTTTGTGGTAACGCCTGATCTCGCCGAGGTTCCCGCAGGGAAGTGGATTGTCGGGGCGGGCTGTCCATCTGCGGATAGAGTGGACAGTCCACTCGCCGTCGCGGCCTCGCAGTTGCCAGTATTCGGCGAGCTGTAATTCGGTGAGCCACGGAGAATTGATTTCGGATGAGGGCGATGGTTTAGATTTGCGTTCGTCAAATACCTCGTTGCAGATAGTTCGGATGTGCTCTTCTATTATGCTCATGCCTTTTCACCTCTGTTATCCCCGATTGATTCTATGACTCTGAGTAGGCGAGCCTTCAGATCATCCACGTGCACGACCGGGTGTTTGGCTTTCCACGCGGCGTGGCGGCACTGGCCGCGGTTGTTATTGCAGAAGCGGGCGTCCACGCGGTTCGTCCAGAAGGTCTTATGATCCCATTCGCAGGTCTTCTGGACTTTCTCTTTGCGTTTGTAGCGTCTCGGCATAGGGTTTAAGACCGTGCTCTGTTGAGCGTGGCGGGGTGAATAAGCCGTCGTAACGCTTTATCCACCCCGTAGTGCGTGTCGGTCGTCGCTGGACGCTCTAGGGCGTGGCATTGAGGGGCGAAGTCTGCTCATCATTCAGCGGTGTGAGATTTGCCATATAAGCCTCGCCATCCTTTTCTACATCTCCAAGTAGTTGGTAGAGTCCGAACAGGCCACACATAGCCTCACGGCTAACACGCCAGTTCGCCTCTTCTTTGGATTCGGGATTCTTGGGATTCCAGAAAGCGACTACATACTCGCGCTCGAATTGCAGGAGCATGACTAAGCGGCCATCCTTGAAGACGCCAGCAGAGCCAGCGGTAATTAGCCGTCCTGATATGTCTTCCCAGAGGGGCATAGCTTCTTCCATCGCGGGGAATTTTTGCAGGAAAGCGTCTCGTCCGTATTGATTCTTATCGAATCCGATCTCGGCTAGCAGTTGCTCTAATGTCTCTTCCATCTTGATTTCCCTCTCTACCGTGCTTATTGCTCGGTTCTCTCCATATCGAAAATTGACGGCTGCGACGTATCCCGCCGGATGTACTTCGTCTCAAGCCCTTCGACCGTAATGATCTCGTCAAAGTCACACTCGCGCGCAACCTCAACTATCTTCTCGAAGTATTCAGGCCGCACGTACCAGAGTTTTGTTTCCGGGTCGTAGCAGCGATTCGAGTAATGCACGGCGTCTTTCAGCCGCTCAATAAACTGCTCGCAATAGGCCGACTCGATTTCGACGGTGCAGTCGGGCTTCTGCGCCGGGCCGCGTGTCCGTTTCTTGATGGTGATGTCATATCGCCTGCCCATATCATTCTCCGAAGATAAGTGGTTGCATCGAACCGTCCCGGTAAATTTCGGGCCGCATCACGTCGCCGCGGTCTTCGTCTCCTGTCCATTTATTCGGCCAGGTGTTCGCGTCAATCAGTTCGAGGATGCGTAGCTCTTCCTCTTCATTGATGAGCGAGACTTCCGGCATGCCCTGAGAGCGCGCACCTTCGTTCACTTCCAACTGGATTGCTAAGACCTCTGCAAGTCCCGCGCGACGAGCTTCCATTGTGAGCGGCCCGCGCCGCCCCTGATTTGCTGCGAGCTGGCCGTCTGCGTTCGTCTCCATGTATTTGCGCAGGCGGTTATGAAACTTCGTCAGTTCGGCGTAGAGCGGGCGCAGGCGCTTTAAGGGCGAGAGGTATTGCCAGCGTGGTATGCGCAGCACGGTGTCGAGCGCCGTGTCTTTACTGGCAAGATTACAACCGACGCAGCCAGTTCGGGCGTTGATCTCCTGTGCTTCGTCGCCGCCATAGGCTTCGGCAATTTCGGTCGTGGGGAAGCCGAGGTCGGGAGCATAGAACATCAGCCAGTCCCAGACGTGGCAGACGCGCCAGTGAAGAATAGGCGCGAGCGTGTCGGCGATCCTTTCGGGTGTGGCTTCCTGAAACCATCCCTGACCGCACTCTGCCCCGTCACGGCTGCACGAGAGCGCGATCCGGGCGTCGCGCTGTGCCGATTCGCCGAGGCGCACGCCTGTCAGCATTAGCAACTTCTCGCCCGTGCGCTCGCGCAGATCCTTCAGCGCATTCTCCATCGGCTCGATTTTTAGCTGTGCCGTGCACCATCGAAAGCGATTCTTCGGCGGCGGTACGCCTCGCCCGAACATATAGACGAAGAAACGCTCGTCTAACTCTGGCAGGACAACATGCGCCTCATAGCCGCGGTCGCGTATGGCGTTGATGATGCCCATCGCAGAGGCTTGGAGCGGCGGCAACTCCATCCGTGTGTCAGCGTAGAGCACGGTGAGAGACTCAGGCTTTGCTATCTGTCCGCCCTCGATTAAATCTATGGTGGCCGTTACTGCCGCGCTCGAATCCTTGCCGCCGCTGTATGCGATGGCCCAGTGGCGATAGCGCTCACCGTAGGCGCGCAGAGAATCCGCCGTCAGAGCGAGCGACTTTTCCAGCGTCAGGCGCTGGTCTTCAAATAGGCTCTGGTTTCTCACAGTGCGACCCCTTCTTCTATCAGACTGAACAGCGAGTGATCGTCTGACGCATTCAGCCGGCGCGCCAGTTCGACATTCCTGACGGCCTGCCGGTAATAGCTCTCCTTCAGCTCGAAGCCGACAGCGCTTCGCCCCTCGCGCACGGCCACAAATGCGGTCGAGCCGATTCCCATAAACGGGTCAAGCACTGTCTCGCCGGGATTCGTGTAGAGCCGCACGCAACGCCTGATCACTTCGAGCTGGAGCGGGCAGACGTGCTTCTCTTCCTGATTCTCTCTTGCCGACTGATAGCCTTCGAGCACGTCAGTCTCGCGAATGTCGCGCCACACCCCGTGCGC